TCAATCGGCAAATTCCGTGTAATGCCTTTCAGGGTCGAGCATGATGCCGCCGAACCTTTCGGATTTCTGATTCATCACCCGGCAATGGGAACGACGTTGTTTGCCACCGACACCCGTTATTTGCGTTATGCCCCTTTCGGCAACGACAACATCATCAGGTTTCCCGGCGTGAATAACATCTTGATTGAATGCAATTATCGGCACGACATCTTGGAACGCAACCTTGCCGCCGGACGCTTGCCGAAAGCCCTTGCGAACCGAACCAAGAAAAGCCATTGCAGCTTTGCCGAATGCCGGGCGACAATCCTTGCGCAAGACCTTTCCGGGGTTAACAACATTGTGTTGATTCACCTTTCGGATTCCAACGCAAATGCCGCCGAATTTCAAGCCGACATTGAAGCCGCGACGGGCAAGACAATCACGGTTGCCACGCCCGGACTAATAATTAAAAATTTCAGTAAAACACCCTTTTAATCACTTCAACAATGATAAAGTATAAACTTTCAAACACCGAAAACGGCGAAACCGTGGGTTGCTTCGCGACCCGTCAGGATGCCGCCGACGCAATGGACAACTACATCAGCGACGCAAACAATGGTCTTGACCCGACCGATGAAGAATGGTTAACCCCCTTTGATTTCGACCTTAAAAAAGTCGAAGTCAAGGAAGAACCCAACGAAACCATCACCGACTACATCACCGCCCGTGAATATCTTGGCGGCAAGGCGAACAAGCAATTCACGGTCAGCAAAAAAGTTGTCGCCGTCAACTCCGTGCCGGGGCTTGAAGATGTCACCCGTCTTGTCGATGCCCTGAACCCGTCGCACGTCAAGGCACTTATCGCCCTGAACGAATTGTTCACCATCGCGGAAGCATGGAACAAGGCGGATGATTTCGTGCCGGACTTCTCAAACAGCCGTCAAGACAAGTGGTTTCCGTGGTTTGTCTATGACGAAGACCGTGCGGGCTTCGTGTATGCGTATACGTCTGATGCGCCGTCGTATACGAATGCGAATATCGGTTCTCGGCTTTGCTTCAAAACCGCAAATCGCGCCCGTCAATTCGGAAATCAGTTCATCGACCTTTGGAACAAAGTTCTTTTGTTCTAACCATCGACGTGTCGCACTATGATACAAACAAAGTTCAACGAAACCCGCTTCACGACATCCGACACGGCGCAAGCAATGGGAATGTTCCTTGCCGACCGCCTTTTGAAAGAATGGACGGAAGATGTCGCCGACCAAGACACCGGGGAGATTATTCAAATCAAGCGGTGTGATGTCCTGATGGAACGCGGAACGAAAATCACCCCGGAAGTGGCAATGTCAATCAATTTTCACTTGCAGACGTGCGACATTACCGAATTTGAAGTGACTGACCAATGCCGCGTCGGATTCTACGACAAAGGCGATTATCCCGCCCCGTGGATTGTGACCGCGTATGTCAAGAGCAAGAACCGCAAGTTCATCTTGTATGCCCGTGGGCTTGAAGAAGCAATCGAAATTGCAACCGACTTCATCGAACAAAAGATGCCCGGACACTTTCAGTTTGTCAGTGTCAAGGGGTACAACGATTGCATCGCCATCACTGACAATTTCAACCGTTCCGGCTTTGAAGCTGACCGCAAAATGCCGGAAGACGATGGCGGGGTGCTTGAAGAAGAAGAAAACGTCAACGGCAAATTCTATTTGCTTGAATTGCACATTGCCCCGCAAGATGGGATTGAACACAACCAAACATTCCTTGTGTTCACGGATGATGCCGAAAAAGCGAAAGAACTTGCGAATAATTGGCTTGCGAAACGCGCCCGCGACAACTACGATGAAGCCGTTGCAAAAGGTGTGAAAAAACCTGAACGCTTCTTGTCGTTCAACACAACAATCAACACGGCAACCGTCGTGAATTGTTATTGCGTGATTCCGCCGGACTTTTCCCGTGAATACTTCAAGCACGACAAGCCCGAAAACAACGAATAACATCAATCAACCAACCCGCCGGGGAATCCGCCCCGGCGGTAAACGACAAAGCAATGAAAGATAAAACATATTATTTCCCGCACGACTACAACGCACGGAATGACCCCAAATTGCAAGATGTCCTTATTGAACACGGCGCGGCGGGTCTTGGCGTGTTTTGGTGTATTGTCGAGCAACTTTATGAACAAGGCGGGGAATTGCCCTTGAAGTCGTGCAAAAGCATTGCATTTGCATTGCATCAGGAATGCAAAATGGTTGAAAGTGTTGTGCAAGACTTCGGGTTGTTTGAAAACAACGGCGAAACCTTTTGGTCAAATTCTGTCAACAAGCGTCTTGGCAAGCGTCAGCAAATCAGCGAAAGACGTAAACACGCAGCCTTAACCCGTTGGCAATCAAGCACCAATCAGCAAACGCAATGCACTACCGATGCAAATGCAATGCAAATTGATGCAAAAGAAAAGAAAAGAAAAGAAAATAATAATACTTCTTCTATCGAAGAAGATAGGGAAAAACCGCAAAAGCGGTTTGTTCCACCGACACTTGAAGAAGTGCAAGCGCATATTCTTGAAAAGGGTTATTCGGTCGATGCCGAAAGTTTCATTGCCTTTTATCAGTCCAAAAATTGGTATGTCGGCAAAAACAAGATGAAAGATTGGAAAGCCGCCCTTGTCACATGGGAAAAGCGCGAAAGAGAGAATCCCCGCCGCCCGGCATCCCGGAAAGCGAAAACAAGTGAATCACGAAACGTAAATGATGAATGGAAATGAACAACAAGAATGACATCCCCGGTCTTGACAAAATCTTGCGGGCAATCGAGGAACGCGGCACATTCGCCCGAATGACCCGTTACAAGTACACCGGGGAAACCTACGACATCGAAAACGCCTTGAAGATTGTTGAAGCAATCGGCAAGAGCCGTGACCGCAAATTCGTGATTGATGCCGAAAATCGCTTCACTTACGAAAACTTCATCAAGTGGTGTCATTGCGACACGACCATGAAGCAGATTCACCCTGACACCGGGGAAATCGTGTCGGGCGACTTATACGCCGGAATCTATATCGGCGGCACAACCGGGTCGGGCAAATCGTGGTGTCTTGAAATCATGCGGGCTTATGCGTCGGCACTTGGCTTCAAAATCACAATCCCCGTCACCTATGACAAGGACGATTCCCGGACGTTGTGGTGGCGGATTGTCCGCGCCGATGAAATTTGCGAGAAGTTTGCCGAAGAAGGCAACATTTCGGAATTGAAAAAAACGCCGATTCTTGCCATTCAGGACTTCGGACAAGAGCAAGAAGAATCCCTTTACATGGGCAACCGTGTTGATGCCGTCCGGCAGCTTATCGAGTACCGGGGCGACCTGACCAACGAATTAACCTTGATAACATCGAACTTGCCGATGGCAAGCGACCGTCTTGTGTCGCGTTACGGCGACCGTGTGGCATCCCGCTTGCGTCAGATGTGCAACAACCTTGTCATTAAGGGCAAAGACCGCCGAAAACTATAATAACAAATATTTACATTACAATGGAAGAAAAGTTAAAATCAATCATCGCCCTTGCGGTCGAAATGCGCGAGGCTCAAAAGGAATACTTCAAGACCCGTGATATTGGAGTTTTGAAGTTATCAAAAGCCCTTGAAAGGCGGTTTGACAATGAAGCGCAGAAACTTCAATCGCCGTCCGAATCACCCGAACCGAATTTGTTTGACCAATAACCCGGCAACACATGGAAGCAGCACTTCAACAAGTGGTCTATAAGACCGAAAAGGGAACGCCCGTGACCGATTCCGTCAAGGTCGCCGAAGTGTTCGGCAAGATGCACAAGAACGTCTTGAAGTCGATTCGCAACATCTTGGGGTCGGCTCAAAATTTAGCGCACAAGACGTGGTTTCATCAAGTCACCTACATTGACGCGCAAGGCAAGACACAACCCATGTTCCTGATGAACCGTGACGGGTTTTCCTTGCTTGCTATGAGCCTGACCGGGGAACGCGCCTTGCAATTCAAGGTCGGCTTCATTCAGCAATTCGACATGATGGAACAAGCCTTGAAAGAGATAGCCCCGGCGGTTCAGGCAACCCCGGCGATTCCTCAAACATTCGCCCAAGCGTTGCGCCTTGCCGCCGAACAAGCCGAAACCATCGAAGCCCAACAAAAGCAGCTTGCAGAACAAGCCCCGAAAGTGAATTTCGCCAAAGCCCTTGAAATCGCGGGTGAATCAATCCTTATCGGTCAGCTTGCGAAACTGATGCGTCAAAACGGGGTTGACACCGGGGAAATCCGGCTTTATCAGTGGATGCGCGACAACGGATTCTTGCACAAATGCGGGTCGGAATACAACGACCCGACCCAACGCGCCCTTGAAATGGGTTTGTTTGAGGTCAGGACGGGAACACGGTATCATCCGCACACGGGCGAACCAATCCAAACCCGGACAACCCTTGTCACAATCAAGGGTCAACAATACTTCATCAACAAACTTGTCTATAAAACCCAACATCCATGAAAATCTATATCAGCGGAAAAATAACGGGGTTGCCGTTGCCCGAAGCCCGACAACGGTTTGAAGATGCCGCCGTGTTCCTTGCCGAAATCGGCTTTGACCCGGTGAATCCCCTGAATAACGGGCTTGAATCATCAGCGACATGGCAAGAACACATGGTTGCCGACATCCGCTTGCTTCTTGATTGCGATGCAATCTTTATGATGGATGGGTGGATGGAAAGCCGGGGCGCGTCGATTGAATATGACATCGCCAACCGCCTGAATATGGACGTATGGTTTGAATCGAAGATTTGCCGGGAAAATCAGGCGGTTTTGCGCATTCAAAACGCAATCCACGAGGTCACGGGCTTGCGCTTCAATCAGTACAAGACCAAATGCCGGAAGCGTGACCATTTTTATGCCCGGATGCTTTTCGTGTATCATTGCCGCCGCCTGAAAATGACGTTGACGCAGATTGCAAAACACGTCCACCGCGACCATTCTTCAATGCTTCACTTCTTGCGGAAATATGATGATGATTTCAACTACAATCCGCAATTCCGTGAACTTGCCGAAAAAGTAAATAACTTGCTGAACGTATGAAATTATTATATATCGACTTATTTTGCGGCGCGGGCGGCACTTCAACGGGTGTCAATCTTGCGCGGGTCAACGGTCAGGAATGCGCCCGTGTTATCGCTTGCGTGAACCACGATGCAAAGGCGATTGCATCCCACGCAAGCAACCATCCCGACGCGATGCACTTCACCGAGGACATCCGCACGTTGGAGTTGACACCCCTTGTCGAACACCTGAAAAAGTGCCGGACAATGAACCCGGATGCCTTTGTGGTGTTGTGGGCATCCCTTGAATGCACTAATTTCAGCAAGGCGAAAGGCGGTCAGCCCCGCGACGCGGATTCCCGCACCCTTGCCGAACACTTGTTCCGTTATATCGAAGCAATCGACCCCGATTATATCCAAATTGAAAACGTCGAAGAATTTATGTCGTGGGGTGATGTCGATGAAAACGGGAAACCGATTTCGATGGACAAGGGCAAGGCATATTGCCGTTGGATTCGCAACGTCAAAAAATACGGTTACGATTTCGCCCACCGCATCTTGAATGCCGCCGACTTCGGGGCATACACAAGCCGCAAGCGGTTCTTCGGCATATTCGCAAAGAAAGGCTTGCCGATAACCTTTCCCGAACCGACACACGCAAAGAATCCCGAACCGGGATTGTTCGGCAGCTTGCAAAGGTGGAAACCCGTTAAAGACGTGTTGGACTTTTCCGACGAGGGGCGGTCTATATTCGGACGGGAAAAGCCTTTGTCCGAAAAGACCCTTGAACGCATATTCGCCGGATTGGTCAAATTCGTTGCCGGGGGGCAAGGATAAATTCATGGTCAAGTATAATTCCATGAATCAGGCTGGGCGGTATCAAGCCCCGTCGGTCGATGAACCTTGCCCGGTCGTTGCGACACAAAACCGCCTTGCAGTCGCGCAAGTGTCGTTCTTGTCAAAGCAATTCGGCGGGCATCCTGAAAGCAAGAATTGTTCGACCGATGAACCCGCCGGAACAATCACTTGTGTTGACTATC